GGACTACCGATTTCGTAAACGACAACGTTCTTGATTTTATCGGCGATACCCCGCGCAACCAAAAGATGAACAGTTCCATCTTCGGTCATGTTTGCTTGAATCCAAATTTCCCCGATCATGTCTTATCCTCCATTTCCTCAATCCAAATTTCTGCCCTTGGGTTCTTTTTGTCGTAATCCACCCGGCTACCATCGTGGGCGGCCACAATCTGGCTGTTATCGTCCGCCAGCACCTTGGCCTTTACCAGAATGTCGCAGGTGGCCTCGATGAGGTTGGCAAGGTCAACCTTGCGCCGGGTAGCCATGTAGTACACGCACCGCACGTTTACGCGGGCTGTGATGGGGTTGTAAGGCCGTTTGATCTGCCACAGGCACTTTTCCTGATACTGCATGAACGCCTCGCTGGGGGCCACAATGCGGCGGTTTGCGTGGGCCTTGAGGATGCGGGCGGAGTTTTTCTTTGTGCGAGGGTCGCCGTAAAGGACAATCTTCATGGGTTTCAGCAAAAGATGTCCCTTCCTTCCTGCAGCCGCTGAAAGGTCTCTTCGTAGGAGTATACCTTTGCCGGGACGAACTGCATTGTGTTTGCATCCGCCAGCATCACAACGTCCTCGTGCTTCTCGATCAGCTGGCGAAGCTCTTTCATGTAGGCCACCAGCCCGCAGGCATCCGAATACGAAACGCCGCGGCTCATCAGCTGCTTGATAAACTGTTTCTGTGTCATACAATCACCCCCATTGTTCTGACATTGCTTTTGCAATGCCTGGTGCAGTTTTACTTCTGGCTTTGGCCCGGCCTTCTTGGCCTTGGGTCGTACCGCGAATGCCCTCGCACCATCCAATTTTCTTGTGCTTTTTTCCGTTTGAGATGTATACAGGCTCTGGCGGAGGTAAGCTGTTTTTTCGTTTCAGCGGCGGAAGGTTTTTCAGCCACAGGCAAGTGCGCTTTGTGTGATAGTTTTCAACGTCATCTTCGTTTTCGGCGAAGTAGTACGGATGAATGATCTGGTCGGCTTTCCTGTACGCCGTGTTCATGATGCCTACAGGGTTCTCAACTGCAATTTTGGGAACGTCTGCCAATGCAAACCGCATAAAGAAAACTGCTGCCTTTACGCGCTCAGCCCATCTGGAAACAACTTTTTCAGCCGGTGTGACTCGCAAGCTGTACGACCTTGTCGCTGCATTGGACAAATAAGTGCAGGGCGGGTGCGCAATGAGCAAGTCCCACTTGCCAATGTCATGCGTTACGCCGTCCATCGTCACGACTTGCCCCCCCCTCCAGAGCCTTGAGCGCATCTCCAAGAATATGCCACTCAGGGTGTCCGCCGGACGGCTTTTGAATATCGCAGGAATAGGCTTCGTGCCCACGAGCCCGGAACGCTTTGCATACTTCCTGCGATTCCTCACAGGCAATTAGCACTTTCATGCGCTTCTCTCCTTTGATGGTTTCTGCGGGTACTGCCACTCCACCACATGGCGGATGGTGCCGCCATAGTCAGGGTTCAACCAGCCGTTGAACCCGTAGCAATCCTTCATGTAGACACCGACCTTGTAGCCCTCCTCTTCCGTGTACAAGAGCAGTTGTTCGCTCACATCGCACTCAAGAGTGCCCTCGCATTTGTTCTCGTCCACCTCGTGGTGCAGCGGCGGAATCTCACTGGCCGGGTGCCATTTCTGGCAGGTGCATGCAGGGTGTGCGGTAGGTACCAAATTGACGAGTTTTAACATGTGCTTCAGCGTGGTTGCCACAATGTATGTCGAGGCTGCTTCACATTTCTCAGCCTCAATAATCCATTTTTCAAGATGCTGAATCACATCCTCCGCATAGATCAGGCGTTTTTCAGCCATTTTGATCAACCTCCTTCGGAGGCAAGGGCATCCAGCCCACAACCGGATAATCAACCCTGTTGTTAAAAACTTCGTCCGGATTAAAGTGCCGATACTCCCACCAGCCTTCCGGGATACGATAATCGTCCTGTTCTTCGTCGTAAAGGCCCCAATCCCAAAGATCTTCCCAGTAAAAAGCGCTATTTCGGGACAAGACATTACCGTTCTCATAGTGTGCCGTTGTAATCCCATAGCCGCCAATCGAATTGCAGTACAGAATCAGCACTTCTTCTTCAACCTTCGGCGGGTCGGTTTCTGGGTCTCTCCATACGGGCCGCAGGTTTTCCGGGTCGATGGTGGGTGCCTCACTCACCATATCTGCGCAACATTCAGCGGTGCTTTCGCACTCGTTTGTGGTTTCGAGTCCAATATACCGGGCGTATTCTCGCATTTCTTTTTCAAGAGGAATTGCGTTAATCAACCTCACTTCAGCCATGCGTCAAAACCTCCGTTCTCTTGACATGGATGTCCCGGTACTCCGGGTAGTGGTCGCCCGCCATCTGGCAAGCGTGAAATTCTGCGGCCTGCTGGCTGCTTGCGGTCAGGCGGTAGGTCAGGGCCGCGTCTCCTACCGGGCCGCTGCACAGCACAACAACATGATACTTAGGCACTCTTGGGTTCTCCTTTCTTGCGCAAAGGCCTGCGATTTGCAGCGTTCTTGAGGAAATCGGGGGCTTTTGCTGCATCTTCCGGGGGGCGCGTGACCAGCTTGTCCCGTCCCGCCCCGATGGGGTTTGTCCTTCGGTACTCCTCGGCAGACTTACAGCCCTGGGTTTCGGCCTCGATCAGAGCCTTCCGCACATAGGCCCAGCTATGTGCCCCGGCATCAATGCACTTGCGCAGGATCACCCGCGCCAGTTCCTCGCCCAGTCGGTCAGCGTATCCTGTCAGCTCTCTTTTCCCGGAGGCACTCAGCTTGCCGATATCCTGTTCAAACTCTGATACCAAGGGTGAGGTCGTCGGTCGTCCGGTCGGCTCCGGCGCAGCCGCAGACGACGACTTGTTAGCTTGTTGGTTTGTTAGACTTGTTAAGTTGTTGTCGGCAGCCTGTCGGTTGCCTGTCGCTTGCCTGTCACTTTGCCTGTCACTGCCAACAAGCGAAGCATAGTTTTCTATCGTGACAATGCTGTATTTTGAGCCTGTTTTGACTGTCAGATAGCCTGTCGCCTGTAAATGTTCTAAGCTCGTCCGGATGTTCCGAACACTCAAATCAAGCTGTTTTGCCAGTTGAGATTGGCTTGTAACCAGCTGCCCGGGCCTGATGGTAATGCCCTGCCACTGCTTTTCCTGCCAGTTGGCGGTGAGTAGCAGGTGGAAAAACAGGCGGGCAGTGTTGGGCTCTGAATACCATTCCCAGTCAGTCAGACCGCGGGGAAAGGCAACAAAGCCACGGGATGGGTCAATGCCCACGGTCTGAACTCCTTTCTGGTGTGGTTAAAACGGCAGGTCATCCGCATCATCGTCGATGAGGGCATCTGCTTCCGGGGTGCCTGCGGCTGGCCCGGCAGGCGCTGCCGCCTGAGAGGCGCGGGGAGCATAGTCGGCCAGGTCTTCGCCGGGATACATCTGCCCGCCGGAAAGGCTGGTCTGCACCGGGGCAGGTTCATCAAAGGGCGTTGGCTCCTGAGTGAGCGCTGGTTCGGGCGGTGCCGGGGCCTCTGTGCAAAGGTCAATGAGATTCTGCATCCACCGGAAGATCACCATGCCGCCGGGCTGAATGTCGTCGGCATCCACGTTGTAATAGGTCTTGCCATTGTACTCCCGGCTCTTGAGCTCCCGGGCAAAGACAGTGACGGCATCGCCCTTCAGCAGCAGCCCGTCCCATTTGTCCAGCCCGTGCCAGACATTGACCTGAACATACAGGCTCTCCCAGCTGCCGGTGTCGGTCTTGACGCTGTGCGCCTTCACGTCAAACTTCAGGACCCGCTTCTGGCCCACGTCCTTGAGCACAGGGTCTTTGGCAAGGGTCCCGTGGAGCAGAACGCCGGTCTTGTGGGTCAGGATCACGATTCATCACCCCCGGCAAAGGGGTCGTCTGCGCTGTCAGCATCCTCCACGGTCAGGGCATCGGCCTGTTCAACAGCTTCCTTGATGCGGGTCCAGCGGGGAGCTGAAGCCTGTCCAGCTTCGTCCAGTTCCACGGCGGTGGACTCGGCATCCACATGGACTTCGCTCTCGTCATAGAGAGAGCCGAAGGTGGAGGGGAATGCTTCCCGCAGGGCATGGACAAGGGCAACCTTGCGGATCATGGTGGCTTTTTTGCCCTTCCACAGAGATTTGCCGGTGTCGTATTCGGTCAGCTTCACTTCCTCGTAACTGGGGCGGGTGCGGTCCTTGCGGTAGACTTTGGCCCAGCCGCCCAGAAGTTCCTCGTCCTCGTAGACGATGGAACCCTCCCGCTTCTGGCACTCCCCGGCCACCTTATCGAAGATGATGACCCCGGCCTCGAAGCCGTCATAGCTGGGGTGACGCTCTGCCATTTGCAGGTAGCAGTTCTTGCCCAGAACGATGGTACTGGGGGTGTCCTCGCTGTTGTTATCGTAGTGGATGAGGTAGGCTTCCTTGGTAAAGGGATTCAGGCGGTACTGCTTGCAGGTCTCGAGGAAAATCTTGCATTCGGCATCGGTGGCTTTCTGACAGATGAAGTTGCGGACATCCGAGAAGCTGACGGTCATGTGCTGGCCGTCGGCAGAAGTAATCTCCACGGGCTTGGCCGGGCTGGCAGCCTGCAGAGCACTGCTCTGGGCGGCACGCTGCTGCATTGCAGTCATCCGGGCGGCGGTGGTGGTGCCAGTGGTATTTGCGGACATGGTGGGCGCAGGTGCGCCGGGACGAGAAAAAGCCATAAGTAAAATCCTCCAATTATTTTACAGAACCATATGCGAAGCCGCGCTTTTTAGCTTCGGCTTTGAACCATTCGATGTCTTCCGGGGTGAAATCTACCCAGAAGCGGTAGCGTTTGCGGACAGGTGCAAGGCCTGTGCCAGGCAGGGCGAACTGCTGCAATACCTCGCAGTCCAGCCGCCCGGAAGCTGTCACAAAGGCGTTGCTCCGGGCCTCCTGTGCGGCCTCTTCTTTCAGCTGACGCTCTTCCTCGGTGGGCGGGATGATGACCGGTGCAGCAGCTCTGGCACGTTCTGCGGCCTGTCGCTGGGCCTCTGCCTCAGCCTGAGCCGCACGGGCGTGCTCCCGGCGGCTGTGCTCATGCAGTGCATCGTTGACGCTCAAGGCCCGCAGGTATTCGGTAATGCAGGGTTCAGCGTCTTCACCGCAGGTCTCCCGGATGAGGCGCAGTTCCTCCC